ATCGACGTGCTGTACGGCTACTCGGTCATCCGCCCGCAGGGCGCTGTCCGGATGTGGGGCTAAGACCTACCGTGACCCCGGTGTAACAGCCGGGGTTGCACCCCCTCTTTTTCAGTTTCGGGAGTATTTACTATGGCTCTTCCCTCAGTTGGCGGCGGTTACCAGGTTGGTGACGGCAATGTAAACGAACTCCAGCTCCTTGCTGGTCCTGCCCCGCAGTCGGCAACCTCGACGGCGACGTTGACGGCGGCTCAGGTGACGGGCGAGTGGCTGGTGGCTAACCCCAGCACCTCGGCTGCCACCTACACGCTGCCCACGGCGGCTGCGCTGGACGCCGTGCTGACCAACGCCAAGGTTGGCACCACGTTTGACCTGTTCATCGTGAACATTGGCACGTCCTCGGGCGCTGTCACGCTGGCCCTCGGCACCGGCATTACGGACGGCGGCAACGCCCTCGTAGCGGTCGCCGTGACCTCCAGCGCGATGTTCCGGTTCCGCAAGACCGGTGACGCTGCCTACGTTGTCTACAAGATTGCGTAAGGCATAGGGAAAGGGGGCTTCGGCCCCCTGACCCGTTTATGGTCATCTACCTTTCCCACCCTGTCCACGGCACCAAAGTCGCTATCAGCGAGGTTGAAGCCGAGGCAGATGAAAACAACGGCTGGTCGCGGTACAATCCCGACACGCCTGCCGAGGCGGCTCCGGTCAATGAGCTTGCTGCTCGCCGTCGAGGACGACCCCCAAAATACGCCTCTGAGGGCTAAATCGTGCAGCAGTACCAGAATGTCATTCAGGACAAGTTCGGCAATGTGATTGTCGGCGCGTCCGTCGCGGTGTACGTCTACGGGACGACAACGCCCGCCACCATCTACAGTGGCAACGGTTCTGGGGTACTGCCCTCCAACACGGTGACGACCAACTCGCTGGGCGAGTTTGCCTTCTACGCGGCTAACGGGCGCTACAGCCTGTCCGTGTCTGCCACCAACTTTGTGGCTGAGAACTTTACCGACTTCATCATGTACGACCCCGCCGATATTGGCGCGGTTGCAGCCTCTGGCGTGGCCTTTACGCCCTTTGGCACGATTGCCGCTACCAACGTCCAAAACGCTATTCAGGAGGTTGTGGGCGACCTGTCAGGGTCTACTGGCTCTTCGCTGGTTGGGTTCCTTCAGGCGGGAACTAGCGCACAGGCGCGAACGGTGCAGGCCAAGGAACGCGATATTGTTTCGGTGAAGGACTTCGGCGCAGTCGGCGACGGCGTGACCGATGATACTGCGGCTATCGTTAACGCCCTAGCTACGGGCAAAGATGTGATGCTGCCCGATGGCACTTACAAACTTGCGCCGACCTCGCTGCAAACTATCAGCAACAACGGTTACCAGCGCCTGTTTGGCGAAGGCAACGTCACGTTGAGCGTGGTTCTTGCGTCTAGCATCAATCTGTTTTTGTTTAACGGTGCTGTGGCGCTAGAGAACCTAACCGTAAACTTTAACAACGGGTACGCAAGAACCGCGTTCAAGTGGGCGGCAAACGCTGGGAACATCTGCATAAAAGATGTGCGCGTATCTAACCTCAAGGATACGGATTCCACTACGGGTTCAATTACGTTTTGGATTATTGAGACTGGCAACACTTTTGAGATTGACGGCGTAAGCGCCAGTTCAATGCTAAAGAAAGGAAATGGCGTTATCGGCGACGATGCCGGAAGCTACAACCTAATTTACGTTGGCGGCGGCTCCGGTTCAACTCAAGGCTCCATACAAAACGTATTTGTATCTGAAATTCATAACATTGACGCCTCAAATCAAATCATATTTGAAGACACGTCTTCGGTTTACATCCTTACTGACTCTACGGATGCAAAAAACCGTATCGAAATACACAATGTTTACGGCTTTAATTTTGGTAAGCGTCTTATCAAGATTCATGCCTCTAACGTATCTATTGCAAACGTAAACGGGTATTCCACTGAAGGTGACTCACTTGGCGTTATTGGCTTTAACAACGCGCAAGGATACGGCGAAAAATACGGAAACGTTGTAAACACCGCGTCCGCTTACGGCTTGATGGAGTCTGCGTTTTCTTCGTCCGCTCCAAAAACAACTTGGAAAAACCTACGCGCTAGCGTTCAGCCAGGCACAAAGTCTGGTATGTCTGCGTCATCTTTTGGCTTGCTGGTACTATCCAACGATACCTATGTTGATGGCTTTTGGTCTGACTCGCAGCGAGACATTGCCATCGGTTCGTCGTTGCAAGTAATCAAAAATACTTCTTTGAAGAACGTAGACCTAACTATTAACAGCACCAAAGCAAACGCTTGCACTATCCATAACACCAGCGACACCACTGGTTTTGATGGACTGACGATTGAGGGAGTTTCTGCTACCGTTGACTCTGCTGCGCCTGCTGCAAGCACTGCGGTCATTTACCTTTGGGACTACCTAAACGGAACTACCATCAAAGGCCGAAATCTTTCCATCAGCAACGTGTTGGTTCAAACCAATGGCCCCTTGAACTCATTGGGAATGAACGTAAAGTATTGCGAAAATGTAAGCGTCAGCGATGTTAAGTATCTCAACACTAGCGGCAACTCTCACTATCGGTTAGTCGATATTGAAAACTCCGTAAACGTCAATGTTGATGACGTTACCATCGAAGGCACAAATCAAATCGGCGTCTTCATGAAGGATTGCACCGGAAGAAATTCTGTTAGCCGCGTATATAACCAAAGCGCAAGTATTTTTGCGGTATACAACAACAATTCAAGCAATGTTTGGGTTTACGGGTGCAATCACGACCAAGTTTCTGGAGTGACTACCGCAACGCCTCAGTATTCCAAGAATACTGTTGGCACTACGGCATCTCGCCCAACGACTGGGTTGGTCTCCGGATACTCGCAGCATTTTGACACGACGCTTGGCAAGCCAATTTGGTGGAACGGTTCCGTGTGGAAAGATGCCGCCGGAACAACGGTATGACGTCTCCTATCAACAAACAGGCGCGTAGGTAACCACCATGCCCATCATCCTTCCCCTGTCGCCCACGCAGCCGACCGCTGGCGAACTTATCAACGGCGCACTGCGGCTCATCGGGATGCTGGCAGAAGGCGAGACAACGTCTGCCGAGGCGTCCGCTGACGCCCTGACGGCGATGAACCAGATGATTGATTCGTGGAACACCGAGCGGTTGTCCATTTTCACCACGCAGGAACAAGTGTTTACTTGGCCTGCTGGCTCACTCAGCCGCACGCTAGGTCCGTCCGGTGACTTCATCGGCAACCGTCCGATTCAGTTGGATGACAGCACCTACTTCATTGACCCTACGTCGGGCATTTCGTACGGCATCAAAATCATCAACCAGCAGCAGTACGACGGCATTGCGGTCAAGACCGTAACGTCTTCGTACCCGCAGGTGATGTGGATTAACACCAACTACCCGAACATTGATATGCACATCTACCCAGTGCCAACCCGTGCGCTGGAGTGGCATTTCATTTCGGTAGACCCGCTGACCCAGCCTGCCACGCTGTCCACGCAGTTGGCATTCCCGCCCGGCTACCTGCGGGCGTTTCGCTACAACCTTGCTTGCGAGATTGCGCCTGAGTTTGGCGTGGAACCCTCGCCGCAGGTGCAGCGGATTGCGATGACCAGCAAGCGGAACCTGAAGCGCATCAACAACCCTGAAGATGTGATGGCGCTGCCGTACAGCATCGTGGGGACCAGGCAGCGTTTCTCAATTTACGCCGGAAATTTTTAATGTTGGCTAAACGGATGCAAGTCGTGTTTTGCCTTCAGGTACGCTTCATGCGCTTCTTCGGGTGTGGCAAACAAGCCAATCCGAATCGGCTTGTAGTTGACCTTAATTTCGGCAAGCCACTTGCTGTTTTCCTTGCGAACGCCTGGAAAGCCGCTTTTGTTGTCTTTGCGCTTGCGGTTCTGTGCGTTTTGGGCGTTTGTCGCCTCGCGCAGATTGGCAATACGGTTGTCCGCTCGGTCGCCGTTAATGTGGTCAAGTTGATGCACAGGCCATTCGCCATAAACGTACAACCACGCCAGCCGATGCGCGGTGTACAGTATGTCGTCAAGCCGAATGCAAATGTACCCGTTCCTCATGCGGCATCCGGTTTTATCGCCGGGCCGACAACGGCGGCGGGGCTTGTTCCACGTGAAACTGCCCGTTTCGGGGTCGTAGTTCACAATTTCCCGCAAGCGGGCCTGAGTCATTTGTTTGGTATTCATGACTTGAATAATATTAAGC